TAATCCAGTAATTATTGATTATTACGAAAAGATAGACGAGAAATTCTCGGTTACCTGTAGAAATCTCCAGGCCAAGCCCTACACAATTCATACCAATTTCGGTCCCCACGACTTCATAAACAGAGACTCCGAAAAAGGCTCCAGAGCTTTAACCGCCGAGAAACTGGGCATGGACTTTGTATGTACTCCCAGGACTTCTTTGGCTGATGGTGTCGAGGAAGTCCGGAATATACTCCCCCGCTGCCAATTCTGTGAAGGTGGGGGGATTACCCCGGAGGGTGAGGAGCAGGTAGGATGCGAACGAGGTATCGATGGTCTGAAAAGCTATGAAAGAGTTTTTGACCAGAAGTTGATGAGGTTCAGGGATCAACCGGTCCATAACTGGGCTTCACATCCTGCCGACGCCTTCAGAATACTGGCGCTAAACTGGGAAGATGACATGGACGATGACGATTGGTTCAGTCAGAAACTTGACGCCCCGGAAAACGACTTGGCGTGAAAACGACTTGGCGTGAAAAGTATTTGACTTTTTATGTAAAGAAGTGGTAATCGTGATATTATGAAGAAAAAGTCTATTAAAAAATCAAAGAAGAAAACCGGACCTCTGAGTGAAGTTGAAATCAGAGCGATAGTAAATGCCCGCAAGGCTTCCGCAATGGGATCTGATAGCGCCGGTAATGATCTATCAACGCGACGGCAGAATAACCTTGATAGATATATGGGGGTTAAGTATGGCGACGAAAGGACCGGCCAGTCCCAGGTAGTTACCAGAGAGTGTCTTGAGGCCGTCGAGTGGAGCATACCCTCTCTGATGCGGATTTTTGCTTCATCTGAAAAGGTTGTAGAATTTCGTGCTATTGGAGCCGAGGATGAGGACGCCGCCAAGCAGGAAACTGGTTACGTCAACCATGTTTATTCTAAAGAGAATGATGGATTTAATACGACATATATTTGGTTAAAGAGTATTTTAATGAATCCTACCGGGTATGTTAAATCATACTGGGAAGAAGGGGAAGAGATTACCACCGAGACTTACCACGGGCTGTTTCCCACAGGGATAGCGGAGTTGGAGGCCGAGGAGGGTATGGAGGCCGTCGAGGCCGAAGAAACCACAGTTCCTGTTGATCAGGATGATGGTACCTCGGTTGATATGCCTTGTTATTCGGTGAAATTTGAGAGGACTATCGAGACTGGACATTTAGTAGTGGAACCAGTCCCCCCTGAAGAGTTAGCGATTAGCGGCACCTGGAATAAAGTATCTCTTCAAGGGTGTGACTATATCTGTCATACTACAAAGCCCTCCAGAAGTGAATTGATAGACCGGGGGTACAGCAAGGATTTAGTAGATTCACTTCCGAAGGTAGGGACTGAGACCACAGAGAATAATGAAACCAGTAACCGTCACCAAGTTACTGTTGGGTCGGACGGGGACTCCGATGAGTCTACTGATAAGTCCACCGAGAACGTTCAAGTAGATGAGCATTATTTATATATCGATACCGATGGAGATGGCCGCGCCGAGTATCGGATGATCACTGTATCAGGCGATAAAATCTTGGAGAATGATGAGGTAGACGACCACCCGTTCACTTCGGGGTGCGCGGTACCTGTACCTTTTTCACACGTCGGGATAGCGTGGCAGGAGTTAGTAGAGGACCTCCAGAAGATATATACCACCTTGACCCGGCAGTTTCTTAATAATCTGTACCGGGTAAACAACCCGAGAACTATCATAGGACGGGGGGTTAACATTTCGGATGTTATCAATGATTACCCTAACAACCCAATCCGGGCTAAAAACATCGAGAACATTCGGGTAGAGCCTACCCAATCCGTGGTTAGCAACATAGCCCCAGCCTTTGGTATGCTGGACAATATGAAAGAGTCTCGGACGGGCGTTTCCCGTGCGTCTATGGGACTTGACGCCGACGCCTTATCCAGAGTAGCTAACGGGGCGTTTTACGCATCTCTTGAGCAAGCAAACCAACGTCTGGAGATGTTGGCCCGGATAATTGCGGAGATGAGCTTTAAACCGCTTTTCTTGAAAATCCATAAGATTATTCTCACCCATCAAAAGGATAAAAGAGAAGTCAAGCTCTCGGGTCAGTGGATTCCGGTTAATCCGTCAGAATGGCGTGAACGGAAAGACATGGACGTCATGACTGGTCTTGGTTCTGGTAACAAACAAGCCCAGGCCGCTGCTCTTGCCGAGATCATGAAAATCCAAGAAAAGTTGAAGGTGTCTAAGAGTTCTATGGTCACCGATCAGAATATATTTAAGTCTCTTCAGCAATTGGTGTTTCTTGCTGGCCTTCCGAACCCGGAAGCATATTTTACTGATCCGGATAAAGCCAAACCTCAGCCCCAAGGACAGGGGCAGGGTGCCGGGGCGGACGGAATGGACGCCCTTGCGGCAGCCCAGATGGAGATGGCTAAGGTCGAACGCGAGAAGGCCAATATGGAGCATGAGGCCAAGGTTTTCGAGCTGAAGCAGAAAGCCAAGAAGGATGGTCTTGATTATCAGACCGAGATTAGTAAGTTAAAGCTGCAACTGGCCGAATCGAGTAGGAAGCTCGAACAGGGCGACCGGAAACTTGACCAGAGCGAGTTTAAGGTGGAGACTGACGTTGAACTCGCTTCTGCCAGTTTAATGCAAAAAGACGAAGAGTTCGATTTATCTCAAACCCAGGTGGAGAAACCAGATGAGTGATTTTGAAAGAGAAGATATCCTTCATTTAGCCGGAGAAGCCAAGATGTTATTGGATCATCCTATGCTAAAACGGGCTTTTGAGAAGGTAGATGACTCGGCGATTGCTAAAATAAAGTCGTTGAGGTTCGGCCCCGAAGAGAGTGAGGTTATCAGGGATAAACTTATGTTGACTTTGCAAGTTGTAGAAGCAGTTAAGGAGGAACTTCATCAGTACATTGATGAGGCCCTTATTATGAAAAACAACGAGAAAGAGGAGTCTAACAATGGGTGATAACGACGCAACGTTTCCCACTAACCAGAATAGCGGAAGTGACGACGTTCAAAACAAGATCTTAGCAATTATCGATCCCCAGGACCAGGATCAAGACCAGGATCAGGATCAGGACCAGGATCAGGACCAGGACCAGGACCAGGACCAGGACCAGGACCAGGACCAGGATCAGGATCAGGACCAGGATCAGGACCAGGACCAGGATCAGGACCAGGATCAGGACCAGGATCAGGATCAGGACCAGGACAAGGACAAGGACAAGGACAAGGACAAGGACAAGGACAAGGATGGAGATGATGACGGGGTAGAACTCGAAACATCTCAATTCGCCCAGTTGTTAGGGGTAGATGAAACAATCGTTCTCATTGAAGAGGATGGAACCGTCTCCTTCCAAACCAAGGTCGATGGAGAAGTAGGTAAAGTCGCGCTCAATGATCTTATAAAGTCACACCAGACGGAAGCCCATGTTACCAAGAAATCCCAAGCATTATCAGAGGATCGTAAGACCTTTGACACCGGGATGGCGCAGGCGGCTGAAGTCATCAAAGGAAGAATCGGAGAATTGGCGGCTGTTTCCCAGATACTGGAGGCCCAGTTAACGAGTGAGTTTAAATCTATTAATTGGGACCAGCTCAGGATAGACAACCCTTCCGAATGGAGTGCAAAACGTACCGAGTTTACTGATAAAGTGGCCGCCCTTAACACCGCCAAGCAACAGGCGGCAGGGATTCTCGCTAAACATGTTCAGGATAACCAAGGAAGATTGGTCCAAGACAAGGAAGCCCGGATGGTTGTTGAGTCCGAAGCCCTTAAAACGGCCATACCCACCTGGAACGACCCTGAAGTGGCCCGGACTGAGTTTACTGATTTGTCAAAATTTCTCCTCGATACCTACGGATTCGAGGAAGGTGACGTCGGCTCGGTTGAAGACCACAGGCTGTTCCTCATGGCTCGGGATGCAATGCAATTCCGTAAAAACCAGAAGATCGCTAAGAAGGTAGTCAAGAAGATCAAAAAGCTACCTAAACTGACGAAACCTGGTGGACGTACTACCCAGGCGTCTGCGGCTAGTTCCGCAGCCCACACTAAAAAACTTGTCCGCCTTAAGAAGACCGGTAGTATCAAAGATACAGCCAGTGTCTTGGAGGACATTATCTCGTAAGGAGTAACTCATGGCAATTGCTACAGGATCACATAGTACATACGATGAAGCAGGCAAAGGTAACCGAGAAGATCTGAAAGATGTAATTTCAGATGTATCTCCGGTTGATACCCCTCTCCTCACTATGATGGGGAGTTCAAAATCGAAGGCTACTAAGCATGAGTGGCCTATTGATGCTTTGGCCGCTCCCGCCGATAATAAGCACCTTGAGGGGGGAGACGCTACAGGTGTCGATCCAGATCCTCGTTCCCGTCTGGACAATCAATGCCAAATTTTGTCCAAAAACTCGGTTGTTACAGGTACGCAGGAGATGGTAGACAAGGCCGAAATCAAATCTGAAATGGCATATCAGATGGCGCGGCGTATGAAGGAAATGAAACGCGACCTGGAATACGCCATAATTGGTATTTCTAACGCTAAGGTAGTTGGTAGTGAATCCGTAGCGAGGGAGATGGGTTCTCTGGACTCGTATCTCGTTACCAATAACCAACTGGCCAGTGGGTCTTCTGCCCCGACAGGTAACGGTGTAGATGTTTCTGATTACGCCGGGACAAACCGGGCTTTAACTGAAGCTATACTTAAGGCCGGTCTCCAGGATCTCTATAATAACTCTGGCGGGAGTAGTAACGTAAACATGATCGTTACTGCGGCCACTAAGGGCGTAATTTCTACGTTTACCGCCAGTTCCACCCGAAACGTGACAACTGATGACAAGAAATTGGTTGCGTCTATCGATGTATACGACGGTGATTTTCACACTGTTCGGGTTATCCCGGATCGTCAGCTGCAAACAGGACTCGCGTTTGTTGTCGATCCTGAGTACCTTAAGCTGGCCGATCTTCGGAGTATTCACTCTTTCAATCTGGCTAAACTCGGTGATTCGACCCGTAAGCAGATTGTCTGGGAGACTACCTTGGAGGTCTGTAATGAGAAGGCCCACATGATGTTTGGTGACCTTAACACGTAAACCTGCCAACTAGAAAACCCTTTCCCCCTCCCAGTGGAGGGGGAAAGGGTATTTTTAAGGAGACGGAAAAATGGGTTTAACTACCGCACAAAAGAAAAGGAGAGACGCAGCGAGGGCTGCATTAGTCAAAACTACCCAAGAGAATCGGGCTAAACTGAAAACCGATAAAGCTGTTGCTGCCGTGACCGACGAGGTTAAGAGTGATGCAGGACGGGCGTCTTTAGATACTGCAATACAACATGCAAACGGTAAGACTCAAGAGCGGATGGAACGTCTTGGGTCTCAGATAGCCGGGGCTTTTGATACTGTTAACACCATGGTAGGGGCCGCTGTGAAGAAGGGCGAAACAGAGAAAGCTATACAACAGGAGAGAGATAGAGTGGTTAAATCGAAAATTTCTGCTGAGAAGAAAGTCATCAGAACTGAGGGCAGATTGGCTAACGACGCCCGAATCGCGGCTTCTAAAATCGAAGGCCGGAAAGCGGACGCACATGCGCAGCGTAAACCTATTCTCGATATAAGGAACGAGAACCGAGCAGGGTGTAACCCTCGTAAGCTCTCTAAAGAGCAACAGGTTGTCGAGGATGAGTGTAACGACGCCCTTAGGGAACTGAATATCCTTATCCAGAGTTCCAACGGGATGCATCCAGGAACAGATCCTCTATCATGAAATTGATAAAATCAGATTTTGACGAAGTGACCGGTCTTACCACAGAGTATTGGATACACCCCGGAGGTAAGAAGGTCACTATTCGCCGGGTTCAAGACGTAGAGCCCATCCTCATAGCCAACAAAGCTGAATATAACTCTAAATCATCTAAAAGTCGTATAAGTTCGGAATGTGAAGGCTTGGGGAGGAAAGTGGCGTCTATTCCTATGGGGTTAGTTGAGAAGCTGGCTAGTGAGGGGCTTAACCTCATTACCTGCTCCCCAGAGGAGCTTAAAAAGTTTTTGAATGATCCAGAGTACCGATTTATCCGAACGGCTCCAGGGAGGATTTAATGGACCTCATCACCAATTACGGGACACTGAAAACCGCAGTTGAGGGGTACACCCATCGGTCGGACTTAACGGAGGACATTCCTTCATTTATTCAATTAGCCGAGTCTCGTATTAATACAGACTTAGATGACGACTCCATGGAGTCGAGGGCTAGTTATACCATTTTGGCGGGGAGTAGGTTTGTTACTCTCCCGTTGGACATGCGTAAGTTGATGAATGTTCAGATCGCAGTTAGCGGGGGAGTGAAAGCAATCCTACCCTTGTCTTTACTACAAATGGACGCGCTACATCCTAATCTAATTGCAGGAGTTCCTGACCATTACGCGATTACCGGGAGCGAGATGGAGGTGCGGGATATCGTAGGTGAGGACACTGATATGGAAATATTTTATCAGTACCGACTGACGGGGTTCTCTGATGATGAAGACACCAACGATATTTTGGTTAAGTACCCGAATATCTATCTATATGCGGCTCTCATGGAGTGGCTTCTTTTCGTTCAAGGGGATGAGAGAATGAAGGTCTTTACTGACGCATATAGGGCTGAAGTGACTAGGATCAATGACGAAGCCGAGGATCGTAAGATGTCGGGCGGACCTATTCAGATAATCAACTTAGGGGTCAGTACCCCGTAGGAGATAGATAATGGCTCTCGAAGATCTGACAGGAACAGATAAGTTTATAGATGATCTGATTAACACCAATCCAGTAGGGGCGACCGACGTTAAGGCCGATGGGGATGACCATATCCGAGGGATCAAGAATGTTCTTCTTAACACATTTCCCAATATCACTGGGGCGGTCACGGCCAGCCATACCGAGCTGAGTATCCTCGATGGGGCGACTATCAGCACAGCAGAGCTTAATGTTCTTGACGGGGCGACTCTCAGCACAGCAGAGCTTAATGTTCTTGACGGCGCGGTAGCAGGTACCCAAGTGGCGAGTAAAGCTGTGGTAGCTGATTCAAACATCAATACTGGCGTGTCTAAGGTTACAGAACTACATGTAGGGGCCACTGGAAGTGAAGTCCAGATGGTTTCGACGAACACAGCTAACGCTCCGGTTACAAGGGACGCTAATGGTGATTTCGCGGCCAATGAAATCACAGCAGATCTGATAGGTAACGCGGATTCGGCTACAAAAGTGGGTGTTCTTAACGTCAAGGTTATTGAAATCGGCGACTGGGATATGGACGCTACTATGAATAAAAGTGTTGCCCACGGTTTGGACGTTGCAAAAATAACAGGCGTTATAGGGGTTGTTTTCAATGATAGCGGCGAGGGTACTGGTAGCTATATTATTAGCGGATTCAGTAATGGAGTGACTGAGGATAAGGTAAGATTTCTTAGTAATACTGACACCAACATCCAATTAACCCGAACCACCGGCGGGTTTTTCGATTCTGTTAATTTTGATTCTACCTCATATAACCGTGGGTGGGTAACAATATGGTATATAGACTGATATGGCTGACTATCAAGAACCATACTTAACCTACAGGTTTACCGGGATTAATTATGATACCCCGGCGTACGACCTTCCACTGGAAGTCTGGTCAGCAGGACAGAATGTCCGTTTCTCTAATGGGAGTACTGAGAAGTTTTTGGGGCATGACCAAGTTTTCGGTACGCTAGGCTGTGATCCAAACTGGTTCATTCCTATAGCTTATGGGGCTAACTATTACTGGGTATATGCCGATACCAGTGCTGTATTTGTTACAGATATGGCCGCACACTTTGATATTACCCCAGTGGCGGGGATTCACGCCGCCGCCGATATAGATACCAACTGGAACGGCGGGAGAATCAATAACATAGTAGTGATGAATAATGGTAAGGAAGTCCCTATATGGTGGGATGGGGCAACATCTAACCCTATGACGGCCTTAACAGGGTTTCCTGCTAATACAACGGCAGAAGTAATTAGGGTGTATAAGCAGTTTTTGGTGGCTATGAATGTTACCGAATCGAGTGTTAATTACCCTGACCGGGTCCAGTGGAGCGACGTAGCCCCAACAGGATCAGTTCCGATTGACTGGGACCACACGTCCACCACGAATAAGGCGGGGCGCACAGATCTTGCAGATTCTCCAGGGGCGGTGATTGATGGTTTACCCCTAGGGGATGCGTTTATACTTTATAAAAGAAAAGCGATTTATCTGATGCAGTTTGTCGGGGGTCAGTTTGTCCATAACTTCCGAAAACTCCACGACGAGGTAGGAATTTTAGCCGCTAACTGCGCGGCTGTGGTTAAAGGTAATCTCCATCTAGTTCTGACCAGTGATGACTTGGTAACGCATGATGGTACCACCGCCTCACCTGTAAGTATTCTCGATAGCCGGATGAGAACGTGGCTCTTTAAGGCTCTCAGTACGGACTATCTTCACCGGAGTTATATTGTCTCACGACACGCCAGGAGGGAGATGTGGGTGTGTTTTCCGACAGGTGGCAGCACCTTTGCGGATACAGCTATCATTTGGAATTATGAAGATGATACTATCGGCGTAAGGCAAGTCCCTTTGGCCCGGCATATGGCCGCTGGGATTGTTGATCCAGGAGAGGCATCTAACTGGGACGCCGATTCTCAGGTATGGGATGACGACCCGACTACTTGGGATGAGGGGACATATTCTCCTACAGCTTTTGCTTTGTTGATAGGGGATCAGACCAACAGTAAATTTTTTGAAGCAGACAAAACCAATACGTTTGATGGAGTGCCGTTCGTCTCTTACGTGATCAGAGAGTCTATGCCCCTTGTAGATCGGCATAATTTTAAATTGATTAAAGGGTTGTACCCCCGGATGTCTGCTACAGGTAACCCGACAGTCAAGTTCAGAGTGGGGTTTCAAGTACACGCTACAGACCCTATCAACTGGAAACCTGAACAGGATTTTGTAATTGGGATAGACGACAAGGTAGATGTCTTGGGTAAAGGGAGATATATATCTTTACAAGTTAAATCATCTGCTGATGTGAATTGGCAGTTACACTCATTCGATCTCGAAGTAGAAAAGGCAGAGAGGTACTAATGCTTTATCTTCCAGGAAATATTCCCTCTAAAGAGCATTCTATCCGGGAGACGTGGGAGGAGTTTGCAAGAATATCTGACGCTCTGAGACTCTTAGAGAATGATGGTGTTCATTTTAACCCACTCGGGGTCGCCCCTAGTAAGGATATCCACGCTTTGACAGTCTACGCGCAAGCAGGCGTACTTGGGATTTTTGAGGGATTATACAGATACGACTCTTCCGAATCATGGATATTTGTCGGTAATATTGTAAACCAGTGGGACGACCTCCCCCCTATCCCGTTGATTAACCAAGACAGGGGTGTAGCTAACAAGCCCACCTTGACCACATTTCGAGGTAGTATAAGTCAACTCACTTTTGACGTTGGTGACGACATTGATGGGTCACAGGAACTGGTTCATAGTTATCAAGAAGGTACGGACATATACCCCCATGTCCATATGGTTACCAACGGTCTTGAGGGTAGTGATAAGACAGTAAAATGGCAATTGGAGTATTCAGTATCTAATGCGTCCTTTTCGCCCGAGTTTACTTACACGTTTCCGACGTCAACTGTAATTACTGGAGAAGTGACGATTCCTGCTTCGACCCCAGATAGATCCAACGTAATTATACCTCTTAGTCCATATATTTCAGGAACGTTGATAGATATACAGGCGTATATTGCTTATAACTTTAGTCGTGTTGCATCATCAGGAACGGAGCCAGCGAGTGATCCGTTTGCGTTGGCTATTGGCTTTCACATCAAGCAGGATTCATCGGGATCACAGACCGAGGGGTCTAAATGAGTATAGTATTCAAAATGATATCACCAGAAGATGTAGACTCAGTATGGGAGGCCGCAGGGGCTCTCATTGACAAAGCGATCAAGTACTGTAATGGAGAAACTAACCTGGATCATATTCTTAAGGACTTACGGAAAGGGGACAGAAAGCTCGCAACTATTTGCGATAACGGGGAGATGATAGCAGCGATTATTCTCAGTATGAGCGTTTTTCCTGAAAAAAAAGTTTGCCATATATCCCTTGTTGGTGGTATAAGGATGGAAGAGTGGTGTGACCGAGGTCTCCCTACCATAGAAATAATTGCCAGAGAGGCGGGAGCAGATGCCGTCCGTATCCAAGGCCGGAGAGGATGGCTTAGAAGGCTTAAAGCCCACGGATACGACGAAATAGCAACCGTAATAGGCAAGGATTTATAGGAGTAAGTCATGGGAGACACTTCAGGTAAGACTTCACAAACAAGCGGTAATTTAGACAGTACATCTACCCAAGATGTATGGGGTACCCAAACACCTTTTCTCGAAAATCTATATGGCCAGGGTCAAGATCTCAGCCAAGACCCGGCTTACGCTCAGATAGCAGAGAGGTTATCCGGGCAAGTAACAGACCCCCTCAATCAGAGTTTTAGCCAAGCATTTGGAGGGGGTAGTGGGTTTAACCGTGCGGCTGCGGGGCTTACTGATCCGTTGATCCAAGGATTAACCGACATTATGAACAGCCCAGGAGCAACTTTCGCTGAAGGAGGGAATAACCCTCTTTTGGATGCAAATGCCGCCATGGCCCTGGAGCAAGCCAGTAGGAGTTTTGGAAGAAATGTTTTACCTCTCATAGAGGACAGCGCTATAGGCGCAGGTCAGTATGGAGGGTCTCGGGGTCAAGTAGCCACAGGGGTAGCCGCAGCGGACACGAACCGAGATGCTCTTGCCGCAGTAATGGGTCTTTACGGGGATCAATATGCCGCAGATAGGGCCGCTAATCTCCAGAGTCAAGTACAGAGGGATGAGACGCGACTCGGCGCAGGGCAGCAGATCCAAGATATCCTTTCCGGTCAGCAGCAGGGAGTCGGCCAGGGGATCTCCGCTGGAGGAGGTCTTTTCGATTTAGGTATGCTCGGTCCGGATGCTAACTGGGATCAGTTAGCACAGTTAGCACAAATTCTCGGGGCTCCAACCGTACTTGGGCAGACCACATCTACAGGGACTTCCGGGTCTACCCCAATCCTTGGGGGAAGTATGGACCCGTTTGATCCAGCTGGACTATTTTAAGGAGAGCGACCATGCCATTACCTGCATTCCTATTAGCGTTGTTAGGTGGGTCTTCAGCAGCAGGAGCCGGAACAGCAGCAGGAACGGCGTTAACCGCCGGAGAACTAGCGGCAGCAGGAGCTGGAACCGGGGTGGCTTTAGCCCCCGCAACTGGAGCGTCCGCCGTAGGAGCTGGAGCCGCACCAGGGATGGGTATGTCCTCGTTAATGGGCATGCTAAGTGGAGGAAAAGGTAAGGGTAACAACGCTTCAGGAATGTTGCAGGCCCTTCAAGGGCAGATGGGTCCACAGGCCCCAATGCAGTCTCCCCCGAGTACGCCCATGGGCGAACTGTCGAGACCCGCACCTCAAGCTACCAGATCACAAAAAATGGATATGATGTTGGATAGATTTGGAGGTCCGCAGGGTGTGATGAGTATGTTACAGGGGATGAAAAGTACCCATAAACCGGCTCCGCCGTTTCCAGGGCAGGTACCGGCTACCCCAACACAGAACCCCTTTGAGACCGCTTTGATGGAGAGACCCCTCGTTAACCTCGGTATGGGGCGGGTCCAGCGGAGAGGAAGGAGGAGATAATGAGCCTCATAGACGTACTAAGTGGTCAATCTTCCGCAGATTATAGATATCAGCAGGGTCAAGCTGGAAAACGTGCAGACCTCGTAAACAGAACCCTTTTCGAGACGATGACCGAAGACCGGCAAGAGCGTCGGGTTAGGAAGGCCGCAGGTTCCGCAGGACAGTTTCAGCTTCCAGAAGGGCAAGAAGGGCCTCAGATTGCCGGTACGGGCTATTTTAGTGATAATCCGGATGAGAGGATACTGGCTCAGATACTGATGTCCAACATCAATCCTAGTGCCTTCCAGCCTATGTTGACTCAAGCTACCAAGGTAACAACCCCCGAGGCACCTCCAACTATCAAAATAGGGACTATCCAGAAGGGTAGGAGAAACACACCCCAAGGGCCTGAAGAGGTATCCATGAGATACATAGGGGGTCCTGTAGAAGACGTCCGGAACAGTTGGCAGGAAGTAACTACGGGGTCATATGTTGCTCCTTACCAGAGAGAAGGGGCTAAACTCCGAGAGAAGGCTGATTTTGAGTATTATCAAGGTCTCCATGGTAAGGCGGACAAGCTGTCTAATACTGCCAGGGATTATGAGTATATTAATCAGATCCTCCAGGGCGTGGATACCGGGATGTTTGACGAAGCCATCCTTGTATCCCAGAAGTTTGCCAAGAGACTCGGAGCTGAGTCTTTCGACGATTCTATAGCAGCGAGGGAGGCGGCTCTATCAGCATATAACCAAGCGGTACTTACTCTGATGAAACCTGATTCAGATACAGGTAAAAGGGCCTTGGCCGGTCAGAGTTCTAATAAAGAACTCGATTTCTTTAAAGAGATTCCTAATGGTCTAGGGAAAACCGCTTCTGGCCGGGAGCTTATAGCCCTCGTAGCCAGGATGAGAGCCCAGAGAGCAGACGAGATAGCGGTAATGTCTTTCGACGCCGAAGAGAAGGGAGTCCCCGCTAATCAGTTCAGAAAACTGGTAAGGGATCGTTTTAAGAATATTGAAGTATCGCCCCGTTGGAAAGAACTCCTTGGCCAGGCTAAAGAGGAATTGAAGACCTCAGACAAGTTCCCATCTACCCTGAAGGTAGGAACTATCGAAGATGGGTATAAGTTTGTAGGAGGAGACCCAGGTGAGCCTGAAAGCTGGAAGAAGGTTAAATAATGCCGAAACCTTGGGAAAAATATAAAGACGATATACCCCTGGTAGAGATACCAGGTAGAGCTGCGTCTAATTTCCCTAAAGACGCCCTCAGGGTGGGTAAGGACATAGCCTCAACTATTTGGAGTCCTTTAGACGCACTACACAGCATGTCCGGAGTCCTTACAGGGGCGGCTAACCTCGCATTTCCGGAAGGATTCCCTGAATTAACTTATTATGGGCACGGTGCGGTGCCCCCAACCACTGGAATAGAGGAGGCTAAAGCTGTAGGGGGTGCGCTTAAAGAAGACTACGGGGGGTATGAGAATATCAAAAGGACTTTAGCGGATAAACCTGCTCAGTCTATGCTGGATATTTTGGCGTTAGTTTCCGGAGGGGGAGCCGCTCTATCTAAAGTTCCAGGTTTAGCCGGAAAAATAGGCCGGGTAGCGGCAGCTCCGGGTAGAGCTATCGCAAAGGCCCCAGGTATGGCCATCCATAGGGTGAGTAAAAGTCCATATAGGCAGTCTATGACGTGGCAGAGGGCCTTGGGGTCCAAGGGCCACAAATCTGTAAAGGCAAAAGGTACCAAGACTAATTTACAAATGGCATACACCGACGCCCCTAATGATTGGCTGAATATCACCGGAGTGGACGCCTTAGAGTCTGCTAAATATCATCCGAACCCCCAGAAGTTTATTGATTATGTGAAGAAGTCGGCGGGTAAAGAATATAAGTTAACCCCCTTTGCGCTCATAAAGGCGACTGAGTAATTCTTGGTCTTGATTATCACGGCAAACAGGAAAGAGGTTAAATAATGCCGAAACCTTGGGAAAAATATAAAGACGACATATCCCTGATAGATATACCAGGTAGAGCTGTATCTAATTTCCCTAAAGATGCTCTCAGGATGGGCAA